AGAAACATACGCTGAACAGCTTAGACAAGCAGGTTATGATAAAACTTGCCGTATTGGTGTTTACAGTGACTGGACTAATATTTTTAAAATATTTGGTGCTATGAAAGTTTGTAGCCCAGTCATTGTAGATAACCAGTTTAAAGACTTTGAAAAGAATTTTTACGACATTGATATATGGGTAGATGATTTACCTAAACCAAGATATAATCAATGTTCTACAGATGAAGTAGTGGGTATTTGTAGCAGTGGAAGCACTGATGAACCACGTATAGTACCTATTACAGAAAAACAATATAACATAGATGGACTAGACAATAATATACAAATACATGCTAATCTTGGTACAAATGACAGCACCGTAAATTTTATACCCTATTGGGTATGTATAGGTTTTCAAACGTTTTGTATATGTTACAAATACGGATGTACATACCATGTATTAGAGCAACCATGGAAAACATGGCCTAGTGTTAATCCTACATTTGTAGTAGGCAGTCCAAACGTACTCAAGGCAATGATGAATCCTACTGTGCCTTACGACAATATGAGTATACGCCATATAAGAACAGTAGGTGCGCCTATGTATAGAGAATTAAAAGAACGTGCTACAAGTTACTTTAATTGTATCACAACAGACAGTTATGGTGTAAATGAACTAGGCACAATTAGTATCATGCACTATCCTCAAAAACATGGAAGTGTAGGTTTTGTACTAGATAAAATGGACGTAACCATAGCAGAAGATAATGAAATTATTGCTAATGGTTTTGCTACAGGTGATCTTGGACATATAGATAAAGACGGATTCTTATTTGTTACAGGACGTAAAAAGGAAACAATTATAGCAGGAGGCTGGAAAATTATGCCTTATGAAGTAGAAAAGGCACTACTTGAGTCAGGTGCTAGTGATGCTGTTGTATTTGGTTATGACAAAGTTTATGCTGAAGTAGTTGGCGAAGTAGACATGGATATCCTACAGTCTAAACTAGTTGAATACAAAATTCCTATAAAGTTTTATCAAGTAGATGCTATTAACCGCAAAGGCCAAGGGAAAATTAACAGAAAGGAGTTGTTAAATGAATATATCAAAAATAGAAAAAACTGATTGGTACGAAGACTATATTGTACATTGGCGTCCTACGGATATGTGTAACTACGACTGTAGTTATTGCGATCCGAGCAATCATCTTGCAATTAATAAAGCAAAATTACCAGATGTTAATAGGTTAATTGCGGCATCAAAAAAAATTAGAGATGCTGTTCCTACTAACAAGTCTGTATTAGTTTATATAACAGGCGGCGAGCCATTCTTAGTCAAAGATGTACATAAATGGCTTAATTGGATGGGCGAAAATAAAATGCGTGTTGCTATCTTTACTAACGGTAGTTTACCTTTGCGGGTATAGGACTATAGTAAAGAATCATTTAAAAACATTAATATTAAAATTAGTTTTCATCCTGAAAGTGCTGATGTAGATAAAATAGTAGACTTTGTTAACATGATTAAAGACAATGACGGTAACGTTGAAGTGAGGGCAATGTTAGCACAAGGTTTATTCGATAAGATATTTGAACTTGAAAAGAAACTAAAAGATACACCTATATATAAGATTCCGGTAAATCCTCTATATAATAAAACAACAAAAATTACTAATCAAACATTTGAATCTAGTAGAGAATTAAAAGGGTATCGTCAAAAATTAGATAACGGTGATTTAAACTATTATACTAAACAAGAACTAGAATTTATAGAAACATTAGAACAAAAAACTCCATCTTATTTAAATTTTACAATAAATGATACAATTGAAACAAATGCTATAGATTTTCTACAACAAAGGATTAACAAATTTCAAGGCTGGAAGTGCGGCATTACAAACAAGAAAATATTAATAGAAGCTAACGGAAATGTAAAGTATGGAACTTGTGCTGCTACAGGCATTATTGGTAACATATTTGAAAAAGAAATAGATCTATTTAAAGAAGAATGGACTATCTGTAATAAAGAAGTTTGTAGTACTCTTGATGAAATAATGATTACTAAGTTTAAATTAAATTAGTCCAAGCACCGTTTTCGTAACCTTGGAACTTTTCATCAGTTTCGTTGTAGATAACCATACCGTTAACTGCTGTAAGGTCATCGCGTTCTACGGTTGTAAGAGAACCAAACTGTACAAAGCCAGCTACTTTAGCATTACCATTGACATGAAGTTTTTCATCTGGTCTAGGTAATCCAATACCTAACTTACCTCTACTGTTAAATGTAAGTAGGTTTGCTAAATTTCCTGTACTGTCTGCTGTAACAAAATTTATTCTACCTGGAACAACATTAGGCGCTACAGTAGTATCTAGATCAACTGCAACTCTCATTAAAGCTGCAAGTTTATATGCTGCTCCGTCAAAGCCTAGACCATGTATGTCTGCAAGTCCGTCACCTGTGGTACCACCAACACTTACTGTTGGATTTGCCGTTGTACCGTTTGAAGATTTAATCTCTAATTTAGGTCCTGTTGAAGAATCACCTGCTATACCAGTTACAACTAAGCCTACATTGTTTCCACTTGTTGTTACTCCTACATATCTTAATGTGTCAATATTACCAACAATTGAACTGGTAACAGCATCAATTAATGGTGTACTATCATCAGCAAAAACACTACCTGTAAGATCACCGTCAACTGTACCTATGTGATTTCCTCTGGTGTCTCCTACTACATTTCCTGTAAATGTTCCTACAAGTTGTGCAGCAGCAATTTGTCCTGTTGCAGCATTGAATACAACAGTGCTATCATCTGCAATAATATCTGCTTGTACTCTTTCAGCTGTGATCTGGCTATCAACTGTTAATTGAGAAATAAATGCTTCTTTCCAATACGCTGTAGTAGAACCTAAATCGTGTGTTGCATCAGCATTAGGAACTAAATCACCTGACATTACACCACCTATATTAATTACATCACTGCCAACACCGTCACCTAGGTTAATATTTCCTGATGCTTGTATAGTACCTATAATGTTAATATTACCTGTACCGGTAATGTCGTGGTTGTTTAAGTCTAGTGTGCCGCCTAGTTGTGGAGTAGAATCAGCTAAAAGTGAGTCAATAGTACCAGCAATAGATGTTATTCCACCTGCTGTAGTTCCGTCACCAACGTATAGTTGTTTAGTGTCTGTTGTGAATATTAATTCACCTTCTGCAGGTGTGATACCTAATCTTTCTGCATTGGTACCTCTTCTAACTTGTAATGCCATCTATTAACTCCTGAGTGTTTGTTACATGTATTTATGCCGATTACTTTCTTTTCTTCATAAATATTTGAGTACGCTTCTTAATATCTCTTTTGACTTTATGTGTATCTAGCCTAAAATCTATGTTTTTAATGCTACTTTCGTATTCGGCAAATAAATCTTCTAAAGCGGTTTCAATATCTAAAGTAGGCTTAGATCTAGACTTTTTTACGTCAATTTCCCATATTTTTCCGTCGTTGAAATATATCTTAACACTATGTAGATATTCAATAGGTACTACATCGATAGTAATATCTTTAAATATTTCTGGCCAAGCATTAACGATATCAGAGGGTAGCTTGCCTTTATTAGCCATCCGCCGTTGTCTTTGACTTACGCTTTGTAGGAACAAGTTCTTCTGCTTGCTCTCTAAGAGTCTTTGCTTCTTTAAACAAAGAATCTGCTTGCGAACGATATTGTGCCGCAAGTGCCTCATCAGTTAAGACATCGGGTGTTGCAGGTGCTGTATATGATGCTGCTGGATCAGCTACAGGTGCATCTTTTACTTCTGCAATAGTTGCTCCTTGTGGATCTTTCATAGCAAGGTCATTTACTGTAACACCTTTTTGCTCTGCAATAGTTTTATTAAGTTCATCTAATGGTAATGACGTATTATTATTTGGAGTCATTTCAATTAAATTTGTTGCTACTTTAGCAAGTTTACCAGTTTTATGAAAACCAGCTAACATATTTCTACCATCTGATAAAGATGATCTAGCCATAGCATCTGCAAATTCATCAGCTGTTTGTCCAGCATTAGATTCAATCAAATTAATTAAAGAATCGTGATCAGCTGCATCCAATGATTCTGTAAATACTACCAAGCAGTTATCAGGATCACCTGGTAACACTCTATATGCTACTGCACATTTTTTCTTAGTTTTTACTACTCTTCCGACATGTTTTAATGCGGCCATATTATTCTCCTTTTGTTCCATCTGGTGCAGGTGCTGGTTGTTGTGCAGCTACCGCTGATAGGAACGTTTCTAGTTTGTTATATGTTGACCCAACAGTCATCATTTCGTTTGGTTTGAATGCACCACGTTGGCTTGCTACATCAATGATCTGCTTTAGTGCATTAAGATCAGTAATAGTAAGTTCTGTGGCGTTTTCTTGTGCCGGCGCTTGAGCCTGAGCTTCTGTTGCGTCAGCGTTCTTTTTATCTTCGCTCATTTATTGTCTCCTGTGTTTATATAAACTACGCATATATTTACTTGTATTTTAAAAGTGGGCATGCCAAAGTGAAATACGAAAGTTCTTTAGTATCTTCGAATCCAATTTTACATACAGTTTCGGCACTGCCATCTGTAATTGCTACAGTAGTACCAATATAATATCGCCCTTTTAGGTTATCATCGATCCATTTTTGTATACTACGTTCTAAGTTATAACGAAGTGGTATTTTAATATAATCGCAATGGGGGCTAGGCACTTTTAACTGCCTAATTCCGAACAAATTTAGTGGATTTGGTTCTTTAAATTTATGCAACGTTTTGTTCATAATGTGCTGTTATGCCAAATGGCGCTTCTAAATCCTTATCTCGATGACCGTGTATAATAAAAACAGTTTCACAGTAGTCCGGATCACCCCAACTACTCCACGGATAACCATCTGTAAACATAATAAACTTTTTAGGCTGTATATCATTTTCTTTCATGTAAGACCAGTTAACATCAAAGTCAGTACCTCCGCCGCCAATGATCTCATAATCAAGCAAGTCTTGTCCGCCATCTGCACTAAAATCTTGTTCGTTATATACCTTTGTATCAAAGCACCATAATTTAATATTATAAGATTTAAATTCTTCCATAATACCTTTGACTTCGCTTAGGAAATCTTTTGCTTGATCATCACCAATTGATCCACTCATATCTAGTCCTACACAGATATCAATTTCATCATCAAAATTCATACCAGGAAGAATAGCACCAGTGTGCCAGCCTTTACGTGACGGACGACTAAAAGTAAAATCATGTTTAATAGTAGATTGAATCTGCTGTCGAATAATTTCACGCCAGTTCATTTTAGGTTCAGTAAGATCTTTAATCATACGTTGTACTTCAGCAGGAGTGTTACCTGCGCCTGCGGCTTGTGCGGCACTAAGCATACTCTCTTTGACTTCGTCTTTGATCTTACGCATTTCTTCTTTAGAAAATTTAGGTTTTTTCTTACTTACTTTATTACCTTTGCTATCTTTTTCTTCACCAGCATCACCTTCAGCATTGCTGTCATCGCTACCTAATCCGTCAAGATGTTCGTCTAACATTTCTCCAAGTTGGTCTAAAAAGTCTTGTCCGTTTTGTTTTGCTTGTTCATAAATATCATCATATACTTCTTCACTAGTCCAAGTGTCATATTTAAAGTCTTGGTAACAATCAATGAAGCTGGGTTTTTCACCAATACGATCACGTACTAATAGATTATTAACAATATAATCAGCGGCAATGTTATATAACTTAGGATCACGTCCTTCTCTACGTCCTAAGTGATCAAATACACAATGTAAAATTTCGTGTGCAATAACAAATTCAATTTCTTTGTTATTCATTTTGTTAAAGAATTGTGTGTTGAAATATAAATTACGACCGTCTACAGCCGCTGTTGGGCACCATTCATCTGCGGCTAAGATACGCAAACGTGTTGCCATATTACCAAAGAATGGATGTCGAAGTAGTAAGCCAACTCTTGCAACAATAATACGTTCTAAAACATCTACACGCATTTCTTCAAGTTGCTCGGGTGTAATATCTGGATCAGGTGTCCAGTGCTTAGTACCTTCTACATTATATAATACGTCTTTGATCATTGTGCCTATTCCTAATTGTTATACTTATAGTATACACATATTTACACTATTTGTCAAGTGAAAATGGGCGTTTTTATAGAGACGCCCAACTCTTTTATGGTTACACCTGTTGTGCAGCTGTAATGTACTTGCCAAAACGTTCATGGAATTCATCAAAACATTCTACTTCATCTGGATCGATTGGTAGTGAATATTGTGTAAGAGCAAGTTTAATACCCATTACAACCAATTCTGTTTCGAAGTTATCCATTGCAAAACGTAAAAAGTTATTAACTTTATCGTCAAACTTTTTATCGTTCTTATCGGACGCTTCTTTAAGTTCATAGCAGAGTGAGACAGTTAAGGAATACATGGCACTGATTTCTTTTGTCTTCATCTCTTTTACTTTGCCATCCAAAATTTCTGTTGGATTAGGCATTGTTGACGCTACTTTACGGTGTGCCATAAACTTTACAGCAAGGCCTTCGCCTACTGAACCACTAACTAAGTCTGTAGTGGTATTTTCATCGTCATCGTCATCTAGTAGTTCTGATACAAATGACCATGAACGAGGTGTTGCAAAAGAACGACTAGGTGATTTAGGATCAAAGTCATACAAGTCTTTTTTTGCAAAAGTCAAATAACCAACAACATCGTTGTGTATCTTGTTTTCTACAGCCCAAGAAAACCAATCATCGAAATTCACAGCAAGTTCGATGTGTACGAAACGGTTTGCTAACGGAGCAGGCATTCTGTAAGTAACACCTTTGTCAGCTTCTCGGTTAGCAGCCGCAACAATTAATACATTGTCTGGTAATTTGTATTGTCCTACACGTCGGTTAAGAATAAGTTGGTATGCAGCCGCTTGTACAGCCGGCGCCGCAGAATTCATTTCGTCTAAGAACAAAACAATGTTATCAAACTGTGCCGCAAACTCTTCTGTTGGAAGTTCTTGTGGCGGTGCCCATGCCATTACATTATCGTTTGCCGCATAGTAAGGAATACCTTTAATATCTGTAGGTTCCCATAGTGATAAACGAATGTCAATTAAGTGTGAATTTTTAAGTTGTTTAGTGATCTGTCCTACAATATCAGATTTACCAATACCTGGAGGTCCCCACATAAACAACGGACGTTTTTTCTTAAAAGCACGTAAAATGCTTTTCTTTGCGCCATTTGGTGATACGGTGCGTAGTGCTGTAATATTATCCATTGTGTATTCCTCTTGTGTTGTTTTCAGTGCCATATCTAATTTCTTAGTATGTATATATAATAACACCGTTTTGACTAAAGGTCAACCACTTTTGGATTCTTTTTTCTGTCTAGTAAGGGCTTTTTGTAGCCCATATTTACGTACATCGCCACTAAAAAGACTCAATTCCATGGCCTTTTTTTCGTTTGTAACTATAATACATCTCTGCGCCAAATAGTAAGGACAATCTATAAAGTTATCCATCCATATTATTGTATTAGTAGTAAGTTCGAATTCTGGAGGATATGGTATTTCGTAAGTTTGTAAATCTATCTGTTGTGTAATAAATTCAAATCCAGCATCAGTAAGTCTTAGTCCGCCTGTTTCTTTGCCTCGAGTGTTCTTCCACCATAAAGGCATGTACTCCTTTACAGATAATTCACTTATAGCTTTACCTGATTGTTTTAAGAATACTTTTGTGTATGTTTCTTTCCAATTCATTCTTCAACAGTTTCACCTGAAGTTAATTTAACAACAGTAAATTGGTCTGTTTTAAAAAGAGAATTCATTTTCGTAGCAAGATTATGTGCATGCCCAGGATTTGAAAAACTAGTTTTTTTATATTTAGGTCCAGGATAGCTTGTAAGAACGTTTGAACTTTTTAAGTTAAACGGAGCATTTTCGTAAAAGACAGCCCAAATGGCTTCAGCTTGTAATACTTGGTCAGCTTTATATGTTTTTTTATCAATGTGCTCTGCTAATACAGTTGGTTTTGGTCTACTCATATGCGTTCCTATCTTATTAAGTACGCATATATTTATCCTTTTTTAGCCAACTTTTTACGCCAAATCCAATATACAATCTTGTATATAGGGTACGGTACTGGAATACTAAAACACCGTTTACCTTTTACAACAATTATATCCCAGTACCAATGCCCTTGTATATGTGAAAAACCTATTATACCGTAGTTAGAGTTGTTTATTACCAACCAGTGCCGCCGTCCATTGTGACTTTGATAACTTCGTCTTGACCTGAGTTTTTACGTGCAAGTATCTGTTCAAGGTCACCGTTTAATCTAGTCATTACTTCACCTAGTGTAAATGCTAATCGTTTAGCTTGTTGAATATCTAGTTTAACTTCTTTGGCTTGACCGGCATCTGCGCTTTTTACTTGTGATATAAATTGCTGAATTGGAGCAGTATTTAGAGGATCATTTTGAATTGACACGTGATAACTCCGTTCTCATTTCTATTTCTGTTTTGAAAGGTCCTCTATATTCATAACGTTCTATTGTTATTAGTTTAGGACAAAAACTTTTAACCCAACCCTTTTCAAAACGTATGGTATAATATCCTGCACAATATAAACTTTTACTTTTTTTGCTCTTTGTAAATAGTGGCAACTTACGTTTTACATCATACATATCATTATAAGGTAAACAACTAGTTGGATATGTGTTAACAATTTTTTCCGGCTTTGTTTCCTTAATTGTCAAGTCTTGCCAACTAACTTTGCTTTGCAAAGATTCTTGTATTTCTAATGTATCGTTAAAAAATCTACTTCCGTTAGAATCACTAAGCATATATTGTTCGTCATTGAAACTAATAGTTCCTACGTTCTCGCTGTTATTAGATAAAATCCAAAACTTGTTTTTAACTATTTCTTTTGCTTTCATATTGGGTACCTCGCTTGTAGTGGCTCTGCAAATGATTGTGCTTGATCTGCAATACGTTGCATATCCCATTTAGCACAAAACTTCATAAGACGCATACCTACTTGTTGTACTTCTTTTGGCGTCATATGATCTTCAATTACATCGTTAATAATACTTCTAATATTACCGGGTTGTGCTGTCAAGTCACATAGTGTAACATTACGTTGATAGTCATCTAGTACACGGTGCTCTACACCTTCGTGATCAGTCCAACGTTGTAACATCATGTTATTCCAGTTGTAGCCCTTAGTGTCTTTGTCTGCAAATGCTTCAATAAGGCCTACTTTGTTCTTAGTGCCTTTCTTACGTACACCTGGATATGCACTAAACACATTGTCACTAGTATCGCCGCGCATACACTTCTCAAACAACATAAACGCAGGATCAGGTGCAGGCTTTGCTTCTTTAGTTTTCTTGTCAATTACAGGTTTGCCTTTGTCGTCAAAGTAACCTTCGTGTGTAATTGTAACATTTTGTATACCGTTGTATTGTTTTACATTAGGTGCAACCAGTTGTGCAAAGTCGCCGTCAGTACTAATAATAATGTGATTGTCATTAGGATGTGCTTGTACCCAACCTGCAATAAGATCATCTGCTTCTAGTTCAGGATGACGCATGACAGTACAATTAGTCTTATCTGTAACAAAGTCCTTAAACTCATCAAAGCACTCCCAAAACACTTTATCTTCTTCTGCTTGTGCAGGAGTAAGTGCATCACGACTTTCTTGTCTATTACGTTTGTAAGGCTCGTAAAAGTCCTTACGCCAGCTACGACCTTCTAAGCAAAACACAACATGATCAGCATCAAAGTCACGCCATGCTTTTTTAACACCACTAAGTGTTATATGGAATGCCATGCCAATTTTAGTGTCAATGTCGCCTCGTACTACATGCCTAGCACGGAAGAATGTGTTAGCTGTATCTACTAGAATATAAGTTGCCATTATTTTGCCTTTGTATAATTTATAATATTATTATAGCACCAGATCTGGCTTGTGTCAAGCATTAACTTACTTCACTTTTGTCTTTGTCAATTGGCACTACGTTAATGTAACCCATTTCTCTTGCAGTATTCATACCTTGTTCTCCAAGTATTTGTACAGCAATAGTTTTAAACCAACCGTCTACAATTTCTTCATTAGTTTCGCCTGAGTATCCTGCATCAAGTAGTTCTTCAATAAATTGATTGTTCCAATCGAGCTCGAAGAATCCGTTCTTAATATTATCTGGATTAAGTTGTGTATCTAATACAGCTACCCATGCTTCGCCTTTAGCAGTTGCTTCTTCTTTTTCTTTTGCAAGAATTGCTCTACGTTTGTCTTCGTTCGTTGTTACTGTTTCTTCTTTTTTACCTTGTAATTTACTTACAGTGTTTTTTCTTTTATCCCACATATTTTACCATCCTGCCTTTCTAATCCTATCTTGGTCAATAGGAGCTTTCATTGCTTTAT